TGAGTCAAATGATGCAGTTGCATCAAGTACATGAACTTCATCACCAGCACTAGGACTAGCAGGAAGTGTAATTGTAAACGCACCACCTGAAGTATCACATAATATTTTATCACCAGCAACAGCCGTATAGGTACCAGTCTTAGTTAAGTTATAATTAATGTGAGCTGCAGCAACACCAGATATTGCAGCATTTAAAGTTGCAAATGTAATTTTCTTTGTAGCTGTAGCACTTGTGTCTACAACCGCAAATACATCATCATCTGCTGGGGTTTCTGATAATGCTGTTAATGCACTAATTTTACTATCAGCCATGTTTAATCCTTTTTCTTAAAACTTTTGTTCTTTGTTTGTTCTTGGTTTGTTGCTTAGAGCTTTGTTCTTTTGTTTTAATTAACTCTACTAATTTACTGAATTCCATTAATTTTGAATTGGCTCATTAGTAAAGTAAGAAACGCCAACACCATCTTCACGTATAATGTTATCGCCTGTTTCTAATAATAGGTATGTTAAGTTTTCTAAATTAATAGCGTCATTAGGTACATCTGTTCTACGATTGCGATAACGATCTTGACTTCTTAATGCAGTAATACTTTGTTTCATTACTGACTAACTTCTGTTATCCTTGCAGTTCCTGTTGTAGAACCTACTCTTAAAAATGCTACTTTACTTGATGGATCTACTCTAAAATATTCTACAGTAAACGCAGGTATAATTAAAGAAGATGAACTAGCAGTAGGTGTAGCATCGAATGCTACATAAGCATCAACAGTAGTAACTATTCTTATGTCTCTAGTGTGAGCATTGAAAGCAGATGATGCAGCAGAAGAATCTGCTACAGCTACAGTTTGTGTATCGCCTGGTCTAAAGGTTGTTGGAGCATATTGTTTCATATTTTTTTCCTTGTTTAAAAGAGGGAGCCGAAGCTCCCCCTAATTATTAATTACTCAGTAATATCAAGAATGATACCGTGAGCAGCTTCGTTTCTAACTTCTAGAGTAAACTCAACTAGTAGTTGTTTTTTCTCTGAATCGCCAGTCTTAGCAAGATCATTCACTTGGAAATCTCTTAAGTAAGCGGCAGCAGCCATGTCTGTTTGAAGTAAGAAAAGAGTTTCTAACCCAGCCATAACTCTGTTAGGTACGATCTGGATAGAACCAAAATCTGATACATACACATCAATTGCAGCATCAAAAGTTCTGTCACCAGCATTACTAAATCTAGGTGTAGATGTAGAAGCTGTGAATCCAGATATTGTTTGTTTTACCTTTGGTGGTACAACAAGAACATCAGTGTCACCACCAGCTGTATATACTTCTTCGATAACAGTCTTTAGGATAGTTTCAGTAATTGCTCTGTTTGTTCCAGCGCCAGGAGCATCAGTACCATCACCAGTTGATAATGTTCCAGAAGTTCCAGCGTCACCATTAGTTTCAATCCAACATTGTAATCCACCTAAAGTTCTTGCAGCAGTTGCAGTTCCCACCGCAGCTAGTGTTGCAGAAGATAAAGAAAGTTCCATATCTTTTTTAAGTTCTTTAGATTTTTTAGCAATTTGGTAAGCCATTTCATCAGCTCTACCTGCAGAGTCAACAGCAGATTGAGTTCCAGAAACAGCTATTACTTTGTCCATAATTTGAGTAAAGTTTTGCTTTCTAGCAGTTGCAGTCATTGCATCTATAGTAGCATCATCACCTTCAATTACAGCATTAGCGCCAGGAGCAGCTAATGCATCAATTTGCCACTCATGTTTAGTTGATTTTGCAACCGCTCTTGGGATTGCAGAAAGTATTGGAGTATCTTCAGGAGATATATTGTAAATTACATCTACTAAATCTTCTCTAATACCAGTAGTATCGTACGTATCGTACAAGTTAGTTGGTTGTGCCATTTAAGGTCTCCTTATTTAATTAAAGAAAGTCTTTAAAAAATTTAGCTGCATCTTTTGTTGAGCCAGTTTTTTTCAGACGATTTAGTTTATCTTGCCTATTTCTTACATTAGCATCTGCTTTATTTTTAGCAGTGCCAGGCTTAACAACTTTAGGAGCGCTAGCAACTTTCTTTGTAACTTTAATATTTGATTTTTTTAAAGCATCATAAGACATAGCATCTTTAATTAACAAGACTTGTCTTGCATCATAAATACTATTGATATCTTGATCACCATAACCTAATTTAGAAAGATATAATCTCATATCAGATTTTAGTTTGCTTGCTTTAGCAGGATCATTAAACTCAGGAACAAGAGTACTAACTTTATGTTGTTGCTCTTGTAAGTATTTTTGAAACTCTTGCTGTTGATTAGCTTTAGTTTCTTCCTGAATCATTGCCAGATTCTCAGCACGTTTACGCATCTTATGCTCTAAGCGTGCAGCTTCTGACGGATCTTCATCGTAAAGTTTTTCAAAGTCTATATTGCTATACTCTTGTTGTAACTCTTGTTGAGCTACAGTTGTAAGTTCTGTAAGTTTAGACAATTTATTGTTAATCTCACTTTGAGATTGTTGCATTAGATCATTGTACTTTGATTTCTCTAAAGATAGTTCTGATGTTTTGCGTGTGTAATCAGCTTCTCTCTGATACCCTCGAAGTAGTTCATTAAGGGTGACCGACATTTCAGTACCATCAACTTTAACGGTATATGCAGGTTCCTCAGAACTTTCATTAATATCTTGTTCAGCTTCTTCTTCTGTTATTTCCATTTGATTTTCCGTTTCTTCATCAACGTCTTGTTTCATAAACGGTATATCACTTGGACTTACAGTATCATCTACTTCTTCAGTAGTGATTTCTTCTTGGACTTCTTCAGTCCTTTGTGTTGGCTCTGTCTCAGCAGGTGCTGGTTCAGAGTTTAAGCCTTGCATCAAACCTGATAAGGTTTTTGCAGCGCCTAATACATTTGTAGCTTCATCAGCCATAGGTACACTCCTTTGTGGTTGGTGTTATTTAAAGCACTCCAATATGGGTGGTGCTATTTTTTGCGTAGCTCATCTAATTGTTTGCTAGCAAGTTGACCAGTTTCCATAACAGTACGGAAATGGTTTTCAAACTTACCTAAAATTTGATATGCAAGATAGATTTTTGTTCTTGCAAGTTCATCATTTGGTCCTGTTTGAAATATTGCTTCAGTATAAGATTGTTTTAAAGTGTCTAATGTTTCTTTAAACAACTCATCTTCTAAAATAGTTTTTGCTCTTGAGCCTCTACTGCTCTCTAGTTGTAGGTCCGACATTTATTTCTACCTGTGTTTGTTGTTCTTCTGGTTCTAACAAATTTTTAGTAGCTGCGTCAAGCATTTGTTTATTGGTATCTGTAATACCTTTCATTTCTAATGCTTCACGTCTTATTGCTTTCTCATCTATATCAGCGTTGTATTTAAGTTCAAGTTCTTTTGCTTTAGCTTCAAACTCCAATATCATTTTCTGATACTTAAGTTCCATTTCACGCATTCTATTTTCATAATTCATCTGTGCTTCTGCAGCTTTTTGTTGAGTTTGTATCTGTGATACTTTCTCAAACTCAGATGGTTCTTTAGGTTGCGGTTTCATTTGTTGCATACCAACTTCAGGATTAGTAAAGTATGATCCAACATCTTTTAGTCCTGCGTTCTCAATGATACGAGCTAATGTATTGTATATGTTATTAAGATTAACTACTGGTCCTTGTGCAGATCCTTGAAGTTTAATAGCTTCTAGCTGTCTACCAAGTATAGCATTTAATATTTGTAGTTGTTGATCTCTTGATCCAGTACCTAGTCCAACATGAATAGTAACATTGCATCTATCTCTCCACTCCATAGGATTCATTGGTACAAAACTACTATTAACTTTAATAATTCTTTCTTTGTCTTGATACTTAACTACTAGTTCAAATATCTTTTTAAATATATCTTTAACACCTGTCTCAGCAAATACTCTAGCAATTAACTCTAATCGCATTTGTGATTGTGATAGAATAGTATTTATACCTGATGCAGTTTTATTAAGTGTATCAGTGTCCATACCTTGGTTATACTTAGTAATACCACTACGTTCTTCTTTAATAGTATCTAGATATGATAACAATGGAAAGGCTTGGTCAGTTAATGTTTGATTTTGTAATGGCATCATAACCTGACTAGGAGCGCCTTTAGTTCTTACAATTCCTCCTGGTCGATTAGTTAATAGATCATCAAGATTAACCTGACCATCCATAACTGCAACTCTATTGTTGTTTGTTAAGTACATATTATCTAGTACTTGTCGCATAACAGTAGATTTAATTAACTGTATATCTTCTACTAGTTCTGATACTGATCTACCATAGAATCTGTGTGGTACTATAATAGGTGTAATAGAACAGAATGGATGTGAATCTACAGCAACATTATCAAGGATAGTATAACCACCATCACCTGCACTAGTAATTTTTCTTAATTCTGCAACACCAGTACCATCCATATCTATTTTAATATATGATTCATAAACTATAACTTCTTCTGTAGATGTATCACCAACAGTTCTATCATAGTCATCATCTATATTTCTATATCTTACAGATCTTTCTGAATTGTATTGCTCTTTATTTTCAATAGGTAGATTGTAAACTCTATCATAATCAAATCCCATTTCAATTAATTCACTACGAGTAGTTGGAACTTTATGACATATAAACTTAGCATCTTTCAAAGACTTAGCTTGTCTTTCAATAAGAAATTCTTCAGGTGGTATTGGTTCTATTTTAACTCTACCGAATGTTTGTGTTCTAGAAATAACTACATCATGTAAGTTTGGTGTAGGAATTTTATCTAATTCATCTTCTGCAATAGAAGCCTGTAAAGCATCTGGGTTTAATGCTAATTCATCTTTAGCTTTCTTCTTTTCTTTCTCAAATGTTTCATCTTTGTACTCAGTATGTTCTAATACTTCAACACCATCTTCATCAATCAACATAGTAAACTCATCATCAGATAATTTCTGATAAGTTTCTCTATCTACTTTTTCTGAATCATCCCAGTATACTTTGCAGATACCGTTCTTTTGTAGCAATGCATCTTTAAACATTGTGTATAATGCAGTAAAACCATCGTTGTCTTTATTAAAAATATGATTTAAATAATCAGTTGCTTGTTCTGCAATCTTAACATCTTCTTCTCCAACAGGTTCTACTTTAACAATGTTTTCTGATGCAGTAAATATTCTTAGTAGTGGTGGTAATATAGACTCAATAGTATCAGCAACATCAGTAGATACTACTTGTGATCTGCCTTCTACTTCATTACCAAACCCTTCACCAAAGTAATATTCATTAGCTTTGCGTCTTGAGTCTGTTAACTCTGATTCATAAAAACCATAACTATTCTTAATGTGATCACCAAGAATACCTGATATGTTATAATCGTCTAGTGGTTTACCTTTTGCCATATTGTTCCTTAAACTATATATCTAGTGTCTATATTCATAGGCTTAGCCCAGTCAGTTCTAGTTGGTCCGTCAACGGAACAACCATATCTAAAACTATCTGCTGCGTGTGAAGCCCAGTCATGTAGGGGTTTATTTTTAAATGTCTGCATTCTATCATCAAACTGTTTACGGTATTGTCGCAAACAATCAATA